GTAGACAAACTTGATGACGCAGCTTCTGCTGCTGAATTAGGTATGGATTTACCACAGACCCCTAAAGCTGACGATTCACAACAATTTTTTCAAGAACTTGATAGACAAGTTAGTGGAGATGGAGTTGTACAAGAATTGCCACAACCGTCTGAAACGATGGCTACTCAGACAACTTCTCAAGAAGAGAACCCTAGTGCCGATGACAACCTTGACAATAAGGTTGAGCAACTAGAAAAGAGATATAGTGATTCATCTCGTGAAGGTAAACGACTTAACACTCGTTTAAAAGAGATAGAACCTTATATGCCTATTTTAGATGCAATGAAAGAAGACCCTAATTTAATTACTCATGTGAGAAATTATTTTGAGGGTGGAGGTTCAGCCCCAACTAATATGAGAGAAGAAATGGGATTAGAAGATGACTTTGTTATGGATGTAGATGATGCATTATCCAACCCTGACTCAGATTCAGGCAAACTTTTTAATGCGACAGTAGATGGCGTAGTACAAAAAAGAATGCAAGAATTTTCAAGAGCTCAGCAAGCAAATTCAGCTAAACTTGCAGAAGAATCTAATTTTAAAAGTAAGATGAATCTAAAAGATGGCGAATTTGATGAAATGATGCAATTTGCAAATAATCATAAATTATCACTTGACGACATATATTATTTAAAAAATAGAGAAAATGTTGCTGACAATGTAGCAAAATCTACTCGTGATGATATGTTAAATCAAATGAAAGGCGTAAGGCAAAAACCAAATAGCGTTTCTAACGTAGGTTCTAGTCAAGCACCTGAGAAATCACCTGACGACAAAATATTTGAATCATTATTAGGGTCTGAATCTGGAATAGAACGATTAATGTAACCTAATAATACACTGGAGGTGTATAATGGCTGATACAAGCTATCCCTCAAACACTCCTTTAGCTCTTGCTACAAGCACAGGGTTAACGGAAGGTTATGGTGCGTCACAAGGTTCATCGTTAAGCACAGGCGACCTTCGTAGAAGGTATGACTTCTCAGATAGGTTCTCTGAATTAGCGATTGACCAAACACCATTTTTCCGCTTTGTTTCTAAAGTGGCAAAAAAACCCACAGACGACCCTCAGTTCAAATTCACTGAAAAAAGACAATCACTTCATAAGCGTTATGCTTATGTTGTTGCTTATCAAATTACTGGTGCTGCTGATGTTCACAATGATGCAACACTTAGGAATTCAAATGACTCTAACTCTGGCGATGCCAACGCTGCTATTGTAGCAGGTGACACTCTTAAATTGTATATGGCTACTGATTATGAATCAGCTGGTAATATTCAAAATATTAAAGGTCAAAGTAGTGGTGCTATTGGAGTAGGTAGTGCAGCAGGCACAACACCTGAGTTTTTTCTTCCTAACCAAATAGTGCAGATACCAATAGGTGCAACTGCTAATGGCGGACCGATAGCGACAGATTATCTACTTGGTAGAGTTTCTGCTGTTGGAGCTAATGCTACAGTAAATAGTATTCATTGTAAAATGGTAACTATGACTGTACTTAGAGCAGCTACAGGAGAGCTTACTTCTTATTCAAGTAACGCTGCTGTAACTCAAGTCTATGACAAAGAAATCTCAGGTACTCTTGAAGAAATGAGATGTCATGTTGTAGGTAACTCATATGGAGAAGGTTCTTCTTTACTTGGTAAAACTTGGAAAGATAATCCTTATAGCACTGGTTTTGGACAAACTCAAATATTCCGTACTGAATTCGGTATGACGAATACTGCTAGAGCAACTGTTCTTAAATACGAGCCTAATGAATGGGCACGTACTTGGAGAGATAAGTTAATTGAGCACAAATGGGATATTGAGCAAGCTGGTTTATTTGGTACTCAAGCGAGTGCTGATGGAGTAGCTCACACACAAGGTGCAGTTGACTATATTCTTAACTATGGTAATGCGTTTTCATGGTCTACTTCTAAAACAGTAGATGATTTCTTGGATGACATGAGTGCATATTGCGACCCTCGTTATAACAATAGTAAAGCATCTGTCTACTTTTGTAGCACAGACGTTTACAATTGGATGCACAAGGTTAGTGGTGCTTTCTCGCAAAACATGGGATTAGAAACTCAATTGAATTATGATATGGCAATAGCTGGTCGTAAGAGTGTCTTTGGACTTGATACAACAACTA